CGAGGATAAATTCTTTTGTTTGAAAGGGATTGATTATCGGTATCTCCTATTATATTTCCTGTTGGCAATATTTTACCACTATCTTTTATAAGTTTTCCTGTTGTTCCATTAAATAAAACAACATTATTATTTCCAGATGATGATGGACCAGAAACATTTCCATATAAAGTATCAAAATAATTTTTTAAAGCAGATTTAATAGAGCTCCAAGTAATTTTCTTGGTTACTGCATTTGTCATATCAACAATTGGCTGAACATCATTATCTTGTGGATTTGTATAAGATGGCAATTGTGATATTCTAGGCATCTTGCCAAATGGTTGATGGTTTTGTCAAATCGTCCGACCAAACTAATTCTGTTTGTTGTTCTATCAGTAAATTTTCGTTTGCTTCTGTTAATAAATCCTCGAAATCTTCCGTAATTAATGTATCCCACCAATTAAAACCCTCTTCCAGCCAAATAGTTGATGGTTTTGTTTCCTCAACCCAATTAGTTGTAACAATATTCTTTCTAAAATTGCTATCTTTATAACTTCCTCCTAATGGTTGTGATGATATTGATGTAATCATTGTTTTATATTGTGGTAATCAAAATATATCCTCCACCACCTCCTTGACCTCCCCTACCTCTACCAGCATGTGAATTTAATCCATTTGAACCAGCAGAAACATTAGTTGTTAATGAAAAACCAGAAGGAATTATACTTAAACCATTTTGTCCTGCATTACCAGCACAAGCACCTCCTCCACCACCATAATTCCAAGGAAGAACAGTAGTGCTATCTCCTTGCGCTCCATTACCTCCGCTTCCTCCTTTTGCCTGAATAGTTCCTGTTAAACCTATTATTTGTTGAGCATAAATAACAATAAATCCACCTCCTCCACCACCACCTCCACCAGCATAATAAGCACCAGAAAGAACAGAAGCATTTCCTCCATTTAATCCATTTGCATAAATGGTAGAATTAAAATTCAATTTTCTTACAAATAAAATAATTCCTCCTCCTCCTCTTCCTCCGTCTCCTGGAGTTGCTCCACTTCCGCTTGAAGAACCAGAACCTCCTCCAGAACCTACCGACAAAACACAGGTTTTCAAAAATCTAAATCCCAAATTATTATTTACAAAACTCTCTATTCCAGTTCCTTCTGTAGCAGGAGATGTCGTTCCTCCTCCGCCCCCAGTTGCTTTATAAAAACCATTCCATCCTATTTGAAAGGTATCAAACCCATTAGCAGAAGCACCTATACCACTTTTTGCTCCCATTCCGCTTAAATCTATTGCCACCGATGAACTTGTAATTGTAGCCGTATCATCAACATAAATAATAGCCACGCTTCCATTATCGTGAGGATTTGTAAAAGATAAAGACGCATTTCCAGTTATTGATAAATTGCGATATTTTTTAACCAAAAGATTTTGGTTTTGAAAATTTAATATTGTTGTACCTGTTGAAATTATCAAATCACCATCTGAACCATCTCCAAATCTATCTTCCATTCTAAAACTTGCGAAATTGAAATCTATTCTTGAATTATCTGAATTATCGCTTATATCAGTAAAATTTAAAAAATTTAACCTTGCTCTTTGCCCCACCAATGTTCCGTCCTTATAAACCTCAATCGTCTGTAAATCTTCATATGTTTTCTTCGTCAATGTCAGCATCATCTTATAGGTTTTCCCTGATAAATTATGATTTTGTGCTGTTGTTCCTTCTTGTCCTCTTAAAATAGTTATTTGGTCTCCTGATTTTGCTGTAACTCTAATAATCTCCTTATATGGATCATCTGATGGGTCTGAATAATCAGTAGCATTCCACCATACCAAATTGTATTGCCCCTCTGTTGATGGGTCTAGCAATTTATTTCCTTCACCTAAAGCAAGTTGAATAGTTGTAGCAGTACTATCATACAATCCATTTACAATGACCTTACAAAAATTTCTCACTGGGTCATAAGCCATTTATCAAAGCCAACCTTGATTGAAATAATCGACCGTTTGAACCTTTATCGGTTCAATCGTTTCCACCTTCAAATCATCAACCATTTTTTGAAGAAAAACTTCATATAACTCCAACTTCCTATTAGCTTCAGGATGTCCCAATTCTTCAAAATATCTAAAAGCATTTCCATAAGCAAAAACTTCCCAGTAATTATCCAAAATTGCTGGTATTTCGTCTGATGCTGAGGTAAATTCCGGTTGTCTTGGAATATACCAAAGCCTTATACCATTTACTTGATTTGAAGTAGGTTGAGGAAATATAAAAATTTGAGAAGCAAATAAATCCATCAATGGCTTTGATTTTGGTTGAGATTGTAAAAGATTGTAAAACTCAAAAGGAAGATTTCCTAAATCAGTTTGATTAACTTTTCTCCATTTTGTATTATCCGTAGGGTCATCATAATTAACCTCCATTCTCAAAATCGTTAACATATCTGTTGGCAATTGATAATTTGATTGTCCCGCTATTAAATCAGTCTTTTTGATTGTCCCAAAAATTTCTATTTCTTCTTGTGCTAATCTTCTTTGAATATCAAGATAAGTTTCATTTGTAATTTCTAAAAGCCTTGCATCTGGAAATGTTACAGTTGTTGTGTTTGTCAATCTTCTTGTTTTGTCAAAGATTTTTTGTAAAGTCATATTGAAAATTTTTTAATGTGCGGATAAGACAGGGAGCAACCCCATCTTATCCTGAAAATTAAGCGTAAAAAGCATCAACAGCAAAAGTAAATGAGGGAGAAGTTCCTCCAATATTCCACCTTACTCTCCAAACATTAGAAACCAAAGAAGTTCCAATAGAGTTAGCAGAAATTGTTCCATCTCCAACAGAAGAAGCAATTCTATTATCTGCTCCAACAGAAAGACTTAAATAGTGAGGATTTGACAATGCTCCTGTAACCTGAGGAAAGCGAGCAACATCAACCCAAGTAGAACCACCATCTAAAGATTGTTGGAAATAAACATCTAAAGTTGGAGAAGTTCCAGAAGCAGCAGTAACACTTAATCTAATTAAAAGATTTTCTATATCAATATCTGTAACAATAATTGCCTGAGTACTACCACTTGAGTTTCTTGCTTGAGAAGGAACCAAGTTTAATGTTTTAAGTGGTCTTCTTAAGGGCATTTTAAGAAAAAGATTAATTATGACCATTAAAAAGGGGACTGGCTCATCACCAGCCCCCCATTAATTCAAACTACACTGCAGTTGCTGCACTTTCTACCCTAACAAGTCTTTCCTCCTGTGTTCTTGCCACACCCATATTGGTTTTAGCACCAACAGAACCCTTTTGCCCTAATGGGTTAGAGACAGAAAGGTTGCTTTCAGGAGGAAGAACATAGGTATTTACTTTATTTGCAAGCCAGTAAGAAATTCTATAAGCATCCTTAGCAATGAATGTAGTAGGATGAACTGTGGTTGTTGAGGAGAAAGTTACAACATTAGGAGATTGAACAATTCTTACACCATCAATTGAACCAACCTCACCAGTAAAGAGATTTTGAGGATTAGCATATTTGTGCATATCCATCCATTGACCAACGGAAGTATTGGATTTCAAGTCAAAAACCACTTCTGGGGTTGTAATCGCAACATAACCACCTCCCCTGTCGGAGAATTCGGGAGCAGCATTTTTTCTTAATTTTGCGGCTGCTCTCCTAACTAAATCAGCATCAAATAAATCACCAGAAGTAAGAGCAGATCTTGATGTTTTTCCACCAGCATAAATAACATTTGTTCCAGCATTAACAACTGTTTGAATAACTTCATCAATTTTTCTTGCCATTGCTTTACCAACTTCAGAAAGGGTTGTATTTATCAAATCAAAAACGGCAGTTAAAGCGACCAAATCTGTAAGTTCAACATTAACACCATACTGAGTTGGGGTTGTATCAATGGCATTAACAGAAACAGCAATACCAGTTGGAGGAGTTCCTTCTGTAAGAGTTGTTACAGAAGAAGTTCCAATTTTGTTAAATGTGAAAAATCTTGATGTATAGTTATTCTCAGAAACACCAACAATTGTTCCAAATTGTTCAAAATATAAATTTGGTTGAAGTGATCCTATGACAATTCTATCATAGTAAATACCTAAAGCCTTTTGTGCAGCCTCAAGGTTACCCGTAGTTGTAGTAGGCATTTTTTACTACATTTCCACCAGAAACCCCATAATCTATATCACCAATCTAAACTATTCTTCTGGATAGTAAATCTGTTTAAATAACTGTTCTGCTTGTTCTTTAGTTAAATCTCCTTTGGGTTCTGATGGATTAGAAGTTAATTTGTTCGAACCCAAAGAAAATCCTGTTTGAGATGGTTTGTTTTCAATTGTTTTTTTGCCTATATATCTCAAAATCGTATCCTCAATTGTTTCACCTGCTTTTCTGAATTGCATAATGTCTTCAATTTCATCAGAAAGTTCTGGATACTTCTTGGCAACAATGTTTTCAAGTTCTAATCTTTCAACTTTCTGCATTAAACTTCCTATATCAGAAACACTTAGAAGTTCTCTTGCTTTCGCAAGTTCTTCTTCTAATTGTTTCCTTGTTTCTTCCTCTTGCTTCCTTAATTTGATCTCCTGCTCAATTTTCTGCCTCAAAAATTTGACCGCAGGACCTTCCTCTGTTTGTTTTGGTTCTTCTTGAACCTTTTCTTCTTGAACCAATTCTTCGTTTTGAATTTGTTCTTCGCCCATTTGGTACGCTTTTCTGCCCGGGAGCAGACAGAAAAGGAAAAATAATTAAACGACTTTTATTTTAAACGCCCATTTATTACGCTT